CCTACCACGGTGACTTCAGCAAGACTAAGGCTGTTATCTTCCATCAGTCGGCTATCGGTACTGTGAAGTTGATGGACCTAGCGCTTGAATCTGAATATGACATTCGCCGTCAAGGCACTTTATTCGTTGCTAAGTACGCAATGGGCACAGGCGTGTTACGTCCAGAGTCAGCTATCGAATTAAAGATTGCCTAGTAAGTAATCCATTTACCTAATCTTTAGGTAATCAATAAGGGAACTTCGGTTCCCTTTTTTTTAAACTGTTATATAAAGGACATGCCATGTCACTATTAGCAACCACTGAACTTGAAGCAGTTAACGCCATGCTCAGTGCAATAGGTGAGTCGCCTGTAAACAGTCTGGTAAGTATGACTTCTGTAGATGCCATAACGGCCTACTCAGTCTTGAAGAATGTAAATAGGTCCGTTCAGATACAAGGTTGGTTCTTCAATCTTGAGAAGGAATACACACTCACTCCTAACTTAAACGGTCAGTTAGATTTACCGACCAACACATTAGCCATGGATTCCTCAAGTGAATCTTCTAACTATGAAGCTATCCAACGTGGTCTTAAAGTCTATGACAAAAAGAACCATACCTATATCTTCGCCGAAGCCCTCAAGGTTGACATAATTGTCCTTCTAGCGTTTGAAGAGATACCAGAGGCAGCACGTACATACATTACCCAAAGAGCATCTAGGATGTTCCAAGACAGAACTCTAGGTTCTGATTCACTGCATAGCTTTCATCGTGAAGATGAATACCAAGCACTCACAACCCTTCGTCTTATGGAATCAGAGAATGCGGATTACAACATCCTGTCAGGAAACTCTTCCACAAGCCAAATACTAATGAGGTAACACATGGGACTTGTAAGTAGTTCAATACCTAACATCGCCAATGGTGTCTCTCAGCAGGCCCCCAGTGTCCGTCTACTTTCCCAAGGGGAAGAACAGGTCAATGCATTTAGTTCAGTTATAAGTGGTTTACGCAAACGCCCACCTACCGAGCATATGGCTGAACTTATAACAGATGCTGATGCCTCCATTGATTACTTCATCCACACCATGAACCGTGATGTCAGTGAGAGATACTTAGTTGTTGCAAACAATACAGCATTAAGAGTGTTTGATTTTGATGGAACAGAATTCACAGTAGACACTCCTGATGGTTATTCCTATTTAAGTGAAGGAAGCCCTTTAACAGACTTCAAGGCTGTGACTGTTGCTGACTACACCTTCATTCTAAACAAGAACATCTCCACTGCTATTCTACCAAGCACTGCTCCAGCGGAAACTCCTCAAGGCATAGTCCATGTTAAACAGGGTAACTACGCAACGGACTATAAGGTCTTTGTGGATGATGTACAGAAAGCGAGTTACACCACATCTAATGATGTTAAAGCTGATTTAAAAACCAATAACATTGCCAATCAGTTAAGCACGCAGCTTACCGCTAATCTAGGCTCTGGCTTCCAAGTTACTCTTAAAGGTAACGCTATTCGTATAATCAAGACAGCAGGTGATTTCACCTTAAGGACTGAAGATTCCTTTGGCAACCTTGCTTTGTTAGCGGCTAAAGGTTCTATCCAGAAGTTTAGTGATTTGCCTAACAGGGCATTCGATGGTTTTGTCATTGAGATAGTTGGTGAGAAGGCAGCTGGGAGTGATAACTATTATGTTAAGTATGAAGAGGGTGATGATGCAGTAGGTGTGTGGAAAGAAACACAAGCTTACGGTACTGATACCACACTCGATGCGACTAAGATGCCTTGGGCTTTAACACGTAACGCAACAACACCAACCACCTTTACATTTTCTCCCAACACTTGGGTGAGTCGTACAGCGGGCGATGTTGATTCATCACCAGACCCTTCATTTGCTGGACGTAAGTTGAATGACATCTTCTTCCATCGGAACCGCTTAGGCGTGATTGCTGATGAGAATGTTATCTTTAGTCGCACCGGTAAATACTTCTCCTTCTACCCTGAAACTGTAACCACCATCCTAGACACAGACCCTATTGATGTAGCGGTAAGCCACACTAAAGTGTCCATCCTTCGGCATGCAATACCCTTCAATGAGACATTGCTTCTGTTCTCTGACCAGACTCAATTCATGTTGAGTGCAGGGGACTCTTTAACTCCAGCAACTGTATCTATAAATCAGACTACTGAATATGAATCTAGTTTACGGGCAGAGCCTGTTGGTGCTGGTGAGTATATTTACTTCGCCACTAACCGAGAAGGCTACACGGGTATTCGTGAGTTCTTCGTTCAGGCAGATACTTCAAGCAACATCGCTATTGATGCGACCCTCAATGTACCTCGTTATATAAAAGGCAACGCTACTTCACTGGTGTCCAACACTAACGAAGATATTCTGTTTGTCCTCACTGATGGTGAATTTGATTTAGCGACTTGCTATGTATACAAGTACCTTCGTAAAGACCAGCAAGCCTTACAGGTGTCTTGGTCCAAATGGGAATTCCCTAGTTGCGATAAGATTCTTAGCATTGGTTCAATTGAATCCACAGCATTCTTCGTGATGAAACGCGGTGCATCTATCACTGTTGAAAAGATGCAGCTTCAGGAACAACCTGAGTTCAAAGAAACTGGAGGGATGATTTATATGGACGGACTGAACGACACTTCAATTCTTTCTACAGGACAGACCCTTTTGACTATTCAAGGTAATGACTATGTAGGCTATCCGTACACTATGTCATACACCTTCTCAACACAGTTCAAACGAACCCAAGGCCTTGGTGGCAGCTTACTAACTGATACGTCAGGAAGGTTACAGCTACGCCAGATGAAGGTGCTTTATGAGAACACTGGACGATTCACTGTTTCAACAATCGCACAGGGTGTTACGCACTCATATTCGTTCACAGGGCAACCTTTAGGACTTCTTAATCTTGGAGTTAGTTCTCTTGAAACAGGTGTGTTCTCGTTCCCAATTCAATCTAAAAATGACCGTGTCTCAGTGGTACTAACCAATGACACACCATACCCCTCAGCCTTCCAATCAGCCGAATGGACAGGTTACTACACAACCAAATCTAGGAGAATCTAAATGACAATGAGCGTCAGGCCAGCAAAACTCAATGATTGTAATACGCTAGGCCCGCGCTTACGTCAGGCAGATAAAGAAGAGTTAAAACTCTCATGTGGGTACGGCCCAATCACGGCCCTTACTCTTTCCATGTATGCCTCTGAAGCAGCTTATGTAGCTGTGGATGAGTGGGATGTTCCCTTTGCAATGTTTGGTGTAGTTGATGCAGTGGATATTAATGTTGGCGTCCCTTGGATGCTAGGTAGTTCAGGCATCTACAGTCATGCCAGAGAGTTCACTGCTGAATGTAAGCACTGGCTAGAAACTGTATCACAAGGGCATGACGTCCTAGTGAATTATGTACACGCTGAGAACCACAAAGCCATTCGTTGGCTGAAGTGGCTTGGCTTCCAATTTATTTACCTAAACCCAGAGTATGGGGTAGGTAAAGCACCATTCTATGAATTCGTAAAGGTGAATGAAAATGTGTGACCCAGTAAGTATCGGATTATCAATGATGTCCTTTGCCGAGAAAGAGCAGCAAGTAAACGCTCAGAATGAGGCATCACGTAAAGACTACTTCCAGAAAGTAAGTCAAACAAGATTAGCCCAGCTGCAATCTCATGAACAAATGTCTAACGACTTATTTCAAGACACCCTTGTTGCTAAACAAAACCAAGCATCTGTGTATGCAAACTCAGAAGGTATGGGTGGTTCATTAGTAGGAAGGCTAGTACGTGACCAGCAAGCTACAGAAGCCCGTAACAAGCACAACATCCAACAGAACTATCAGATGGATGTTCAACAAAAACAGTATGAGATGCGTGGTTATCAAACTACATCTACAGGACGAATGCTTTCAAGCCCTAGTCTAATACCAACTGGTTTAGAGATGTATGACACATACAACAAGAGCCTAGATGCAAAAGGCAATACACCTTCTAGCACAGTTCCAATCCCAAGGGGGCCTAAGTAATGGCACAACGTGAATTACAAGTGACACGTCTAGCACCTCAAGCGAGGTCAATGGACACCTTTGTTCGACCAACGTTTGAAAATAATCAGGCT